AAAGCGTTGATTGTCAATATGTTATGTGTAACCCAATAGTTCCCTATATCTTGTACTATAATTTACCTGAAGAAGTGTGACAATAGGGTGTTAATTTATATATGTAGTAGGCTAACGTCGCACTTTTTAAAGTGGGATATACGCACTTTTAATCTTTACATGTTCTGTGTGATTATATACATGTTAACTTATTTTAAAAAATAATAACATAATAACTAATAGTCATAACTAAACAAACACTATGAACCAAGAAACATTATCTGAAATAAAAAAAATACATGATGGCATAGATGCGTTAAATGACGCTGTTGTTAAGTTGATTGACACTATAGCTGAGATGAATTTATGTAATAAAGAATGTACTGATTGCACTTGCGGTAAAAAGTAAGTGATTAATATATAGACATGGCAAAACAAAAATTATCAAGATTAGCTGCAGCTAGAAAGCGCGCAAGAGACTTAGCCTATGCAATGACACCTAGACGTCGTAAAATGAAAGCTGAGAACCAAAGATTACGCCGCGCTGCAAAAAAGAACGGTAAGAATATTAAAAATAAAGATTACGACCACACAAAGAAAAAATTTGTATCTGTTAAAGCAAACAGATCAGGGCACGGAAAAGGAACCAAAATAAATAACACAAAATAAAAACCAAAAGTCTGAGTAGACTTAAAACTATAACCAATTTTAATAACCAAAATAAAAACCAAAATGACGTATTTTTATTACAAGACCGATACATGGTCACAAGACGAACCAAAAATGCCACAACAAACCTTAGACCTCTGGAAAGATTACTCTGAAAAAAAGAATTGGAGAATCACACAGTTGCCTAATGGCTACTACCAAACTGAGTTTAATTTAAACGACTCTTGGAAAAGTGTAACTAGAAGAGAAACAATTGAAGCTGCAGAGCGCGCGATTGATTCTTCAGTAGAACACTACAAAAGAAAATTAAAATTAAGCGACGGACCAGTTGTAGTTAAAACTTTTAAGTGAAAAATACTTTTAAGCAAATAAACCAAACATTATTGAAAATAACTGGTATGTTATGGGTGCTATTTACAGCAGCCGTATATATTATAATGATATTATCAATAATAAAATTACTATTCAAATAAATTTAATTAAATGGAATATAATAACCCGAGTGAGATTGTAAAAAATCTTGACTTTGGCAGTAATGCTAAGTCTAAGATATTAAATGGTATTGAAAAGCTATCAGAAGCAGTTAGTTCAACGCTAGGTGCATCTGGAAAATGCGTGATATACGAAGATGCTATGGGAAAGCCCGTAGTAACCAAAGATGGAGTGACTGTTGCTAATAGTGTAGTCCTTATTGACCCAGTGGAAAATATAGGCGCAACCCTCATTAAAGAGGCAGCACAAAAAACAGTTAAAGAAGCGGGAGACGGTACGACAACCTCTACCGTCCTCGCACACTCTATATTAAAAGAATGTATTGCTGCAGATAATATAACAGTAAGGCAAATAAAGCAAAGTGTTGAAGCAGCAAAAGAAAAAGTGATCAAATACCTTGATGATTCTAAAATTAAGGTAACAAACAAGATGCTCGAATCAGTTGCATCGATTTCTGTAAACAATGATGCTGAATTAGGTGGTATAATAGCCAAAGCCTATAAAAAAGTAGGTAAAGATGGTATTGTACTCATGGAAGAGTCAGATACAGAACAAACATATGTAGATATAATAGATGGTGTAGAATTTGATTCAGGTTTGAAATCACAACACTTAGTTACAGATACAGAAAAGAATAAAGCTGAACTTGACAACCCTTGTATATTAATAATTGGCTCACCAGTTGCAAATATACGTAAAATACAAAATGTATTAGAGTATGTTATAAAATCAAACAAAAGTTTGCTGATTGTAGCTAATTTAGAGCAACAACCGTTATCTGCACTTATAATGAATAAAGTAAAAGGTAACATAAAGGTTAATATAGTTGATCCGCCTGGCTTTGGACCAACAAAGCAAGACACGTTACAAGATTTAGCTGCAATAACAGGTGCAACAGTAATTTCTGAAGAATTAGGCGATGATTTAGATTTAATTAACCCTAGTTGCTTAGGTGTAGCGCAAAAAACAGTTACAGATCAAAATGGTACTGTAGTTACTGTAGAAACAATGCCCGAAGATGTTAAAGAGCGCATTGTAACTGTAAAGAAAAAAATTAAGAATGAAAAGAACGCTTTTATTAAAACAAAGCTAGAACAAAGACTAGCAATGTTATCTGGAGCTGTCGGAATCATTAAAGTAGGTGCTAATAGTAAAGTAGAGCTAAAAGAGAAAAAAGATCGTGTAGAAGATGCGATACATGCTGTAAAAGCGGCTCTAAGAGAAGGTATAGTTCCAGGCGCGGGTATTGCACTGCATAATGCAGCAGATGAATTAAAATCTGATAACAAGGAAGAAATACTATATAAAGCCATAAAAGCACCTTATAAAACAATACTGGATAACGCTGGCATTACTTATGGTCCATTTATGGATAAAGGTAAAGGAGTAAACGTAGTTACTGGTTTAGGATGTGATCTTGTGAAAGCAGGTATCATAGATCCTGTACTTGTTACTAAAACGGCACTTATAAATGCAGTGTCAGTTGCACTTACTATAATTTCAGCAGATTGTATAATTTCAAATGTTAGAGTCAATGAAGGCAGTAAATAATTATATAATCATAACTAAGATTAAAGAAGAGCTTAAAACCGATTTTGGTTTTATAATGCAAGACACGAAAGGTGAAATCCGGTATTCAAAAGGAAAAGTAGTTAACTGCGGTGAGAAAACCGAGTGCATAAACCCTGATGACGTAATATACTACGATAAACGTGCAGGTCACGATTTAATTTATGAGGGTAAAAGTTACACAGTTATAAAACAACAAGATGTAGTTATTGTAGAATGAGAATAGATGCTGCAGACCTACGCGAGATGCAACTTTTCCGGTATTATAGGTTAACCCGAAAGTGGGCTTGTAAAACATACGGGCTCACTGACGGGGACCTTGAATTATTAATTTATTTAGATTGCGTTGGGCGATTTACGCGTAATGATTATAAAAACGGCACTTACTTAATGAGTTGGGATAAACACCGTTGGGAAAAATTGCGTAAAGAAGATTGGATTGTTGTTTGGAGAAAAAGAAACCATACAACACAAAAGTATCATATATTTCAAACTTCTAACCGATGCAAACGACTAATAACCAGAATATACAATATATTATTAGGCAAAGAAGATATACCTTTTAAGAAAACAAGTGTATTCTATAATAACAAGACATACACTGATAAAGTCTTTAACAAGGCTATTGATGATATGCTAAAAGATAACGAACGCTAAAAACTAAGATTATGCCAAAAGGAATAGGAACTTACGGAACAAAAAGAGGTAGACCACCTGGAAAAGGAACAAAAACAAAAACAAAAAATAAGTCTAAAACCAAAAAGTAATGGCTACTAAGCTTGATAAATCGAAAATGGCGTGCAATAAGCCACGCCGTTCTCCTAAAAAAGATAAAAAGAAAGTGGTAAAAGCTTGCTCTGGTGGTACAGAAAAAATTATTCATTTTGGGCATAGCTCATATGGGCATAATTACAGCGCAGCTGCTAGAAAATCTTTTAAAGCAAGACATAAATGTAGTACAGCCAAAGATAAGTTAACTGCCAGGTATTGGTCTTGTAAAAATCTTTGGGGAGGAAAAGGTAAATCTACTAAATCAAATCCTAAAGGAGTAAGAGGTAAATACTAATGAAAAAATTATCACCAAAACAAATGCGCATTGCTAAGATGGCAAAGCCTTATAATAAAATCACAGGAGCTGATTTTAAAATGTTGAAAAACAAAAAAAGAAAGTAATGGCTAAGGATGCATGCTACCATAAGGTAAAAAAAAGATATCGTGTGTTTCCTTCTGCTTATGCAAGTGGTGCTATAGCTAAATGCCGAAAAGTCGGTGCAAAAAACTGGGGCCGTGGCGGTAAGAAAAAGTAAAAAAGGTGCAAGCCTAAAAAGATGGTTTAAAGAAGAATGGACTGATGTCCGTACAGGTAAGCCATGCGGTAGAACCAAGGGAGAAAAGCGAGGTGTGCCGTATTGCCGTCCTAAAAAACGTATATCTTCTGCAACCCCTAAAACTGCTTCAGAAATGTCAGCTTCTGAAAAAAGAAAAAAAATATCAGAAAAGAAAAGATTAGGTCAACCAGCTGGCAAACCTAAAAGAGTTAAATCTTTAAAAAGAAGAAAATGAAATCAAAAGGATTGGGCGATTCAATAGAAAAAATCACAACTAAAACTGGTATTAAAACAATGACTGAAAAAATATCAGAAGGTTTAGGTATTCCATGTGGTTGTCAAAAAAGAAAAGATAAATTAAATAAACTATTTCCATATAAAAATTAAATATTATGATTGCAAGTATTATTATAAACTTTGTTTTATTATTGGCATTAGTGTACATGATATTCGTACACATTGGTTTTTTTAAAGATGAAGATAAAAATTTTATACCTGATTCTTTAGAGGCTAAAATCAAAAATTTAAAAGAAGATATTTCTGAAATTAAATCAAGAGTTGGTGAAGAAATAGAAGATGTTAAAGATGCTGTTAAAGAAGTAGGTAATCAATTAGATGATATACCCGCAGCAATGAAAACAAAAAGAAAAGGTAGAAAGAAAAATGCCTAACAAAAAAAAGTTTAAAGAAACTGGCGTAGGCAAATTTTTATTAGAAAAAATACCAGATGTAGTTGGCGCTATAGCTGGTGATACACCTGTAGGTTCTGTTATACAGGCTATCATTGGAGGCTCTGATATGAGTGAAAATGATAAGGAAATAGCTCTTGAAAAACTAAAAGCAGAGCGAGCAGAAATAGACGGCACTACCAAAAGATGGGTTGCTGATGCAACATCAGGTTCTTGGCTAGCTGCTAATGTAAGACCATTAATTTTAGTATTCTTAACAGTGTCTTATGTTATTGGTTGGTATATGGGATATTCATTAGATGACATAACAGGATTACTTACTATAGTAATTGGAGGATACTTTGGATCGCGAGGTGTTGAAAAAGTATTTGGTAATAATAAACATAGATAATGGCTAAGATAAGTACTTATGCAAAAGATACCCTAGTACAAGAAACTGATAAATGGATTGGAACGGATGGCCCTACTGGGATAACTAAAAACTTTAGTCCTGACGCTTTACTTGATTATTATGTAGATAATGGAAAGATAGGTGTTGGAGCTATTGAAGTTGGTGATACTGCAAGTAGACCAACGGCACCTCCAGAACTTTTTGAAGGTTTAACAAGATACAATACAGACACAAAAAAAATAGAAATATATAATAGTTTTGGCTGGTATAATATGGGACCAGAATATCGAGCAGGTGCAGATTCAATAATATTAACTTCAGATTCAACAACATATAAAATAAGCGAAAGAACACACTAAAATGGCAAAACAAGTAATCAATATAGGCGCAATCGCAAATGACGGAACTGGCGATCCCGTAAGAACTGCGTTTGATAAATCTAATGATAACTTTACAGAGTTATATGGTAAACCAGATTTATCTTTATCAGCTAATACTTTAACACTAACAAGAGCAGATGGATCGACAGATACTGTTGATTTATCTATTTATTTAGATGAAGATTCTAGATCTATATCGAGTGGTACAGTAAATGAATCAGGTATAGTAACATTTATAAGAGATGACGCCTCAACGTTTACACTTGATTTGTCAGCTTTATTACTTGTAACTAGTGTAAACAATCAAGTTGGAGCAGTAGTTTTAGATGCTGACGATATTAATGATGCATCCACAACAAATAAATTTACCACTGCTGAAGATATTTCTAAATTATCAGGTATTGAAGAAAACGCAGACATAACAGATACGACAAATGTAACTGCGTCTGGTGCTTTAATGGATTCTGAAGTAACAGACCTTGCTGGTATTAAAGCAATAACCATTTCAACATTACAGCCAAAGCCTTCAGAAGGAGCGTTTGCAAACGGCGATAAAACTAAATTAGATGGTGTTGAAGAAAATGCAGATGTTACTGATACAAATAACGTAACTGCCGCTGGGGCCTTGATGGATTCAGAAGTAGTTAACTTATCGCAAGTAAAAGCATTTGATTCTTCAGACTATGCAACCGCAGCTCAGGGAACTTTAGCTGATAGTGCTCAACAGCCGCTAGCGGAGGGTGCATTCGTAGATGGTGATAAAACTAAATTGGATAGCATAGAAGCGAATGCGGATGCAACAGATGCAGCTAGCGTAACTGCTGCCGGAGCATTAATGGATTCTGAAGTAACTGATTTAACTGGTATTAAAGGGGTTACAGTTTCTACTTTGCAAGTAAAACCATCAGAAGGTGCTTTTACGGATGGTGATAAAACAAAGCTAAATAGTATAGAATCAGGTGCTGAAGTTAATCGTACTGATGGAGCAATTAGAGATATAGTTGGAGGAATGTTAGGTGGTACTGAAACAGGAATTTCAGTAACTTACCAAAATGGCACTGGTGATATTGATTTTGTGGTTGAGTCACAAACAGACGAAAACTTCACGACTGCGGATCACTCTAAATTGAATGGTATTGAAGTGGGTGCAGAAGTAAACACTGTTGATTCAGTTAATACTCAAACAGGTGCAGTTGTACTTGATTCAGATGATATTTCTGAAGGAACAACAAATAGATATGATCAAACAGTCAGTTTGGCAGCAGGTACGAATATAACAGTTACTGGGACATATCCTTCATTTACAATTGAATCGGCAAATACAAATACACAGTTATCTACCGAAGAAGTTCAGGATATTGTTGGCGCTATGTTCACAGGTAATACACAAACAGGCATAACAGTAACATATCAAGACGATGATGGAACCATAGATTTATCTACAAGCATTGGCGATATTACTGAAGTACTTGTTGGCGGAGGTTTAGTGGGAGGAGGTACTACTGGTTCAGTCACTATTACACACGAAGATACCTCAGGACAGGCATCTGTAAATAATTCTGGCAGAACCTACATTCAAGGCGTAACTCTTGACGATTATGGGCATGTCACAGGTTTAACCTCTGCAACTGAATCGGTTAGCAACACGGATACTAATTATTTCTTAGATGGTATTACTAAATCCGGTAATGTTTTAACTTTTAGCGTTAGTGGGGCTACAAACCAAACATATACTTTTGGTTCTAATGCTTTTACGTCTACAGCAATTCCTACAAACAATAGTGACCTTCCAAATGGTGCTGGTTATGCAACAACAGCAGAAGTAAATACAGCAATAAGCAATGTGATTGATACTGCTCCAGCTAATTTAGATACTCTTAATGAGTTAGCTGCGGCTTTAGGTGATGATGCAAACTTTGCATCTACAGTAACAACAGCTTTAGCTGGTAAACAAGCTGTAGGAACTTACAACACAATAATAGGTACTGATACGGACATTAACACTTCTGGTTCTACCATTGTTGATAATATAAATGTTACGGACGGAGTTATTACTTCAATGGGCACCAGAGTTTTAACATTAGCGGATCTTGGCTATACAGGGGCTACTAACGCAAATAATTATTCTCACCCAACTTTTAACGGTGATGACTTTTCAATTGATACCGGCGCTTTAACTGGGGCTACTGTTATTAGTGATTTAGACATTAATATAACTACTAATTCTCAAGGTCATGTAACAGATACAAACGGAACTGTAGCAACTAGAAATCTTACATTGGCTAATTTAGGATATACGGGAGCGACTAATGCAAACTATATTACTAATAATAATCAGTTAACAAATGGAGCAGGATATACAACAAACACCGGAACCATCACAAGTGTATCCACTTCAGCGGGTTTAGATGGGGCTGCAACAAGTGGTGGAGTAACAATTTCTTTAGATTTATCAGAACTTACTGATATGACAGCTGCAGTTAGTACAACTGTAGATGAGTTAATTTTATTGGACAACGGAGCAGAACGAAGAAAACGGTTTAGTGAAATATTTGGTTCTAATGCATATAATAGTACCACTATACCCACAAATAATAATCAGCTTACAAACGGAGCTAGCTATTTAACAACTTCAGGAAAAGCTGCTGACTCTAACTTACTGGATGGATTAGACCTTCATACAGGTAGAAATAATGTGGCAAATAGAGTTGTTAGAACAAATGGTAGTGGATATGCAGAGTTTGGTTGGATTAATACAACATCTGGTAATACTACAAACACAATAACAGATATTTATGTAAACACAAATGATGGATATATAAGAAAAGCTACAGGTGCTCATTTTAGATCTCAAGTAACAGATGCATATTACACAAACAATGCTGGTGATATTACTAATGTAACAGCTGGTGGTGGTTTGACTGGCGGTGGAACCTCAGGGTCTGTTACAGTAAGTCACAGTAACACTTCGTCACAAGCATCGGTTAACAATTCGGGGCGTACATATATTCAAGATATAAGTTTAGATACTTACGGTCATATTACATCTATAACCTCTGCGACAGAAACAGTAGTAAATACAGACACAAATACTACATATTCAGCAGATGGAAATTATGGGATGACATTAAGCGGTACTGCATTCAGATTAGAAAATGACCGAAGAAGAAATTCAACTTCTACGGATGTTCATACTGGTAATACGCATGATTATACTTTCTATGATGCTTCTCACGGTATTAGATGGTACACAGCGGGTGCAGAAGAAATGCGACTTGAAAATGACGGTGATCTACACGTAGACGGGGATGTAATTGCGTTTTCAACTACCGTATCTGATGAAAGATTAAAAGATAATATTATTACTATTGACAGCGCACTCGATAAAGTTGAAGCTTTAAGAGGTGTGTCATATACGTGGAACGAGGGAAATAGAAAAGGTAAATCTGAAATAGGTGTTATTGCACAGGAAGTTGAAAAGGTATTTCCCGATATAGTGCATGATAAAAAATTACCTTTTGTAAATGATAAAGAATATAAGACTGTAGATTATGAAAAATTAACAGCAGTACTTATCGAAGCCGTTAAAGAATTATCACAAGAAGTAAAAGAATTAAAAAAACAAATAAATGGCTAAAGCAAGACAAGAACATATTAGTATTCAAACGTATAATTCAGACACGCCTCAAGGATGGGAAGTGTTAAAAGGGTTCGAAAATTACTATATAGATGAAAATGATAAAAAAATATCTATTTCTGAAGGTATTAATTTTAACTTATCCCATATACTAAGCGAAGAGGATTGGATTAGATTTGGATTTTACCCATACGTAGAGCCTGAGCATAATACATCTATTGAAAAAGTAGATAGTATTGAGTTTGATGAAGATAATTTAATATATAATGCAGTAATTGCAAAAAAAGAGTGGTATGAAAGTTTACCTAGCATGAAAACTAGAAAAATTTCTAGCATTAAAAATTCATATAATCAAATACTATCACAAACAGATTGGATAATTATTAGAAATATAGAATTAGGAGTTGCAACAGATCAGTCTATTTTAGATGAAAGAGCGGCATTACGAGTGAAGTGTGCTACTCAAGAATCAGAAATAAATGCTCTTACAACAATAGAAGATGTAGTATTATATGAATTACCAGAACCTGAATTAGTATAATAATATGGCATTACAATCAAGTGGACAAATAGATATAAGTGATATTAAAGCTGAGTTAGGCAGCACAAGCGGTTCACTACGCACATTATCAGCAGCTGCGGGCTTAACATCACCTGATGCTATGAGTGAATTTTATGGTTATTCATCTTTTGTAGAACCAGATGAATATTTGAATATTTCAAACTGGACAGGAAATGGTGGCACAAAAAGTATTACAGGTAAGATAGGCCAATCAGCGGAATTTAATGGGAGTAGTAGTAGAATAAATTTACCTAATAATCCTATAAACGGAAAAACAAGTGTTAGTGCAGCTTTTTGGTTAAATTCAGCCAATCCGACCAGAGCAGTTCATCAATATTTACTTAGTTTTGTTAATTCAATTTCGGGGTGGGAAGGGGTTGGTATAAGACTCACTGGAACTCCTGGTAAAATTGGTATTGTTAGGGCAAAAAGCGGGGCTGTAACAGTTGCGGAAAATAGCAGTTACACTGTAGTTGCAAATACATGGGTTCACGTAGCGGTAACATGTTCGCAGTCCCAAGCAAAGATTTATATAAATGGTAGTTTAGATTCTACACATTCTGTATCAGGATTTACTACTAATAATACAGGCTCGTTTGACATAGGTATGAATCAATACAACGCGTCGACAACTCAAGCTTTTTTTCACGGTGAACTTGATGAAATTTATGTTTACGGAGATATATTGTCGTCAACAGAAGTTGGGTATATATATAATAATACAACAGCTTCTATACCATCTGACAATTTGTTGGCCTATTATAAATTTAATGGTAATGCAGAAGACGAACAAGGTAGCTATGACGGAACACCTACAAACGTAGGTTTTGTAGGTATGAAATTTCAACCTGATTTAGTTTGGATAAAAGGCCTTGATAATACTTGGGATCATTTAGTATTTGATGTAACTAGGGGCGGAAATAAATATTTAAAAGCAAACGAAACAAGTGCTGAATCAGGCGTAGCAAATTGGATTAGTTATCCAAGTGGGGGATTTAAGTTAACTAGCGTAGGGGGAGCCGTAAACCAAAACGGAGAAAAATTTGTTAGTTATAATTTTAAGGCGGGAGGAACTGCTTCCGCTAACAATAATGGGGTAACATCAGGAAGCGTAACTGCGGTGACTTCAACAGTATCTGCTAATGTTGGAGCAGGGTTTTCTATTAATAAATTTACTACACCTTCAAGCGGATTTCCATCTTGGGGGCACGGATTATCATCAGCACCCGAACTAATAGCAGTGAAGGCAACAGGTCTAACGCAAAATTGGGCTGTTTATGCTCCTTCATTATTAGGTCAAAAAGCTGCACAATTCAATACGAGTTCAGCATTTACTGCTTATTCCCCTAATATTATAAGCGTAAATAGTAGTAAAATTGATTTAGGTCGTTCAGGGTATGGATTAAGTGGTAATTCAGAGTACATCGCCTACTGCTTTCACTCTGTTCCTGGGCTTAGTAAAATAGGAACCTATGTAGGCAACGGTTCATTAACTGGGCCTACTGTTACAACAGGTTTTAAACCACGTTTTCTTATTTTAAAATCAACTTCTCATACGGGTCATTGGGTCTTGATGGATGCAGTAAGAGAAGCTGGTCGTAATGACATATTATACGCTTACACACTTTTTAGTATATCTAGCTATGCTTCAATTGATGGTTACCCTGGTACCAAATTTATACAACTTAATTCTAATGGTTTTCAACTTAAAACTAATTCTACTTCTTTTAACGGAAATGCAAGAAGCTATATGTATTATGCAGTAGCATAAAATAATGAAACAATTGAATATATATTTATTCAACGCAATAATTATTAAATTTATGTAATATATATTATAATCTAATTAAATACTTTAAATATGAAAAATCAAATTAAAACAGAAGAGCTCGCTGAGCTTAAAAAATTATTAACTGCATTAAAAACAATACAAGATCAATTAGGTTTAATTGAAATACAAAAGCACACACTTTTGCATAAGTATGAATCAGTTAATCAAGAATTAAATAAACTTAAATCTGAATTACAAGAATTTTATGGTAATGTTAATATTAACATAGAAGAAGGTAGTTACGAAAAAATCAAAGAAGATGAATCTGATACGAAAAATTAGTATTGGTCGTGACTATAAAAACGACGCTATGCACTATGCTGTAGGACAAGAAGTATACGGTGGGCATACTATATGCGACATATTAGAAAAAGAAGAAAACTACGTTGTATACATAGAAAAAAATAAAGAAGTGTTACCATGGAAATCTTTTAATAAGAACATGGCTATAAGTGTTGAATTTAATTTGAATTATGAATAGTATTTATTCTTTTATAATAAAACCAAAAGAAAACAGATACAATAATACAAAGAAAATACAAAACAAAAACTTAATACTTAATACTTCAATAGAAGACCATAAGTTTGTTAGCAGAAATGCTATTGTTGTGTCGGTACCAAAAGCTTTTAAAACAAATATAAAAGTAGGTGATGAAATAATAGTGCATCATAATACGTTTAGAAGATTCTATGATGTACGTGGTAATGAAAAAGATAGTTCAAATTATTTTAGAGATAATTTATATTTCTGTTACATAGATCAAATATTTTTATATAAGCAGAATAACGAATGGAAAGCTACAGATGGTTTTTGCTTCGTACAGCCAATTAAAAAACAAATTGATACTATCATATCAGAAGATACTGAAGAGCCCTTAAAAGGCTTTATAACGCACTCAGATGGCGTGTATAGCAAAAATACTTTAGTAGGTTTTTCACCAGAGTCAGAATATGAATTTATTATAGACAAAAAACGTTTATACAGAGTACCAATTAAATCTATTACTATTAAATATGACATCAAAGGAACAGAAGAATCGTATAATCCAGTCTGGGTACAAAGCAGTTGAAGAACTTATAAAAGTAGCAGAAGAAGAAATTATTGTTGATGGTGGCGAAGATGAGCTTGCTGCTGATAGATTAAAGAATGCTGCCGCTACGAAAAAGCTTGCGATATTCGATGCATTTGAAATATTAAATAGAATAGATGCTGAAAAAGCAATGCTTGAAAACAAACCTGTTAAAAAAGAAGAAAAGTCATTTGGTGGGTTTGCAGAAAAAAGATCTAAGTAATGTACGAGCAAAAGCTATTAAAAATAGTTCAACCTATTAAATTAACCACAATAGATAGACTTAATAGAAGTAAGTCGTGGAAATATGGTTATGATAAAGAGCATGATGTTGTTGTTATAAGTAAGACTGGTAAAATTGGTGAAATATATCAATTACAAAATTTAAAAATAGCATTGCCAAAAGCTAACGACGTTCAGAATACTAATAACAAATGGGAACCAATCGAATATCCTAAAGAATTAAAAAGTATTAAAACTATTTTTGATTGGGAAAAATACTCTGAAGAATTTAAAAACAAATGGTATGCATATATTGATAAAGAATTTACCAGACGCGAAGAAGGATATTGGTTCAATAACAAGAATATACCTACTTATGTTACTGGTTCTCACTATATGTACTTGCAGTGGACCAAGATTGATGTTGGGAAGCCAGACTTCAGAGAGGCTAATAGACTGTTCTTCATTTTTTGGGAAGCATGCAAGGCGGACAAACGTTGTTACGGAATGTGTTATCTTAAAAACCGTAGATCCGGATTTAGTTTCATGTCTTCGAGTGAAACCATCAATCAGGCTACAATTACTTCAGACTCACGCTTCGGGATATTGTCCAAATCTGGATCTGATGCTAAGAAGATGTTTACCGATAAAGTCGTACCGATATCGCTCAATCTACCGTTCTTCTTTAAGCCAATACAAGACGGAATGGATAGGCCGAAATCGGAGCTCGCGTACAGAGTCCCAGCGTCCAAGCTTACCAAGAAATCCATTACCTCAACCAGCGAAGAAAAAATTCTCGAAGGGCTCGACACGACAATAGACTGGAAAAATACTGGAGACAACAGTTATGATGGTGAGAAACTTAGGTTATTAGTACATGATGAATCTGGTAAATGGGAAAAACCAGATAACATATTAAATAACTGGAGAGTAACGAAAACAACATTAAGATTAGGTAGCAGGATCATAGGTAAATGTATGATGGGTTCTACCTCAAATGCTTTAGATAAAGGCGGCGAAAATTTTAAAAAATTATATAAAGCATCAGATGTCACAAAAAGAAATCGCAATGGCCAGACTAGCTCGGGATTATATAGTTTGTTCATACCTATGGAATGGAACTACGAAGGATACATTGATTCTTTTGGATACCCTGTATTCGATACACCAGCAGAACCCGTCATTGGAAATGATAAAGAGTATATTGATATTGGAGTAATTGAGTTTTGGGAAAATGAAGCAGATGGTTTAAAAAATGATAAAAACGGTTTAAACGAATTCTATAGACAATTTCCTAGAACTGAAGAGCATGCCTTTAGAGATGAAAGTAAAAACAGTATATTTAATTTAACAAAAATATACGAGCAGATAGATTACAACGATGGTACTTTAGCAACCGGCGCTGTAATTAAAGGTAACTTCCAATGGGAAAACGGTATCAAAGATACTAAAGTAATATTCTACCCTAGTAAAGAAGGTAGATTTAATATTTCTTGGGTACCTAGTTTAAATTTACAAAACCGTGTAATAATAAAGAATGGAGCTAAGCATCCAGGAAATGAACACGTAGGAGCTTTTGGTTGTGACTCATACGATATATCGGGTACAACAGACGGCAATGGTTCTAAAGGTGCTTTGCATGGACTTACTAAATTTAGTATGGAAAATGCACCACCTAATACATTTTTTTTAGAATACATAGCTAGACCGCAGACGGCTGAAATATTTTTTGAAGATGTACTTATGTCTTTAGTATTTTACGGAATGCCTTTACTTGCGGAAAACAATAAACCAAGACTATTATATTATTTAAAAAGAAGAGGTTACAGGGGTTACTCAATGAATAGACCAGATAAGTTAATGAATAAATTATCTGTAACTGAAAAAGAAATTGGTGGTATGCCTAACTCGTCAGAGGATATAAAACAAGTTCATGCTGCTGCAATTGAAACATACATACAAAGTTATGTAGGTTTACAGGAAAATGGTGATTATGGAAATATATATTTTAATGACACCTTAAACGATTGGTCAAAATTTAATATTAATAATAGAACGAAGTTTGATGCTTCGATTAGTTCAGGGCTAGCTATTATAGCTTGTAATAAACATTCATACCAACCTAAAATAAATACCACAAAAAAAGTATTAGATTTTGGTTTTAAAAAATATGACAACCAAGGTAGTACTTCAAAAATAATAAAATAAATGTTACAAACTCAAACAAAAGGTATATTTCCGAGCCAAGCGGTTTCAGATGGTGAAAAAAGAAGTGAGGCTTATGGTTTAGAAATAGCTAGAGCAATTGAAAGCGAATGGTTTAAAAGAGACGCAGGTAATATGCGTTACTTTGCAAGTCGCGATAATTTTCACAGATTAAGATTGTATGCTAGAGGTGAACAATCTATTCAAAAATATAAAGATGAATTATCTATTAATGGTGATTTGTCTTATTTAAATTTAGATTGGAAGCCTGTACCGATAATACCTAAGTTTGTAGATATTGTAGTAAATGGTATGGCTGATAGAGCTTATGACATTAAAGCTTATTCACAAGATAACGCATCTATAAAGAAAAGAAGTGAATATGTTGAGTCTATGCTTAGAGATATGCAGACTAGAGAAATATCAGATCAGATACAAACTCAATTAGGTATTGATGTATATGAAAATGATAAAGAAAAGTTACCTGAAACAGAAGAGGAACTAGAGCTGCACATGCAGCTTGACTATAAGCAATCTGTGGAAATAGCTGAAGAAGAAGCTATTAATAATGTTTTTGATCATAATAAATTTGATCTTTTACAAAGAAGATTAAATTACGATGCGGTAACTATTGGTATATCAGCATGTAAGAATAGTTTTAATACTGCTGATGGAATTAAAATAGATTATGTAGATCCTGCAGATTTGGTTTATTCTTATACTGAATCGCCTTATTTTGATGATATATATTATGTAGGTGAAGTTAGAAGAGTTTCTTTTGTTGAACTTAAAAAACAACACCCCGAATTAACAGATGCAGATTTAGAACAAATAGAAGGAAAAGGTAGTAATGTTATGTTATATAACAGAGCTCATAATGGTCATGACACTTCTGACAATGCTTATGTTTATGTTTTATACTTTGAATATAAAACTTTTAACAATCAAGTATATAAAATAAAAGACACAGCTTCTGGAGCTAGTAAAGCAATTAAAAAAGACGATACATTTGATCCACCAAAAGACAACAAAGCTAGGTTTAAAAAAGTATCTCGCTCAATAGAAGTTATATATGAAGGTGCTAAAATTATAGGCCATAATAAAACATTAAAGTGGCAGCTTGCTGAAAACATGACTAGACCTAAGTCTGATACCACTAAAGCGCAATTTAGTTATAACATTGTTGCACCTAGAATTTATAAAGGTAATATAGAATCTTTAGTTGGACGTATGACTACGTTTGCTGATATGATTCAATTAACTCATTTAAAGTTGCAACAAGTATTATCAAGAATGGTACCTGATGGTGTATTCTTAGATGCGGATGGTATTGCTGAAATAGATTTAGGCAATGGAACTAATTATAATCCACAGGAAGCACTTAATATGTATTTCCAAACTGGTTCCGTTATTGGTAGATCAATGACACAAGATGGTGACTTTAATAATGGTAGAGTTCCTATTCAAGAATTACAAACTTCTGGCGCTAATGCAAAAATTTCTAGTTTAATTAATTCTTATAATTATTACTTGCAAATGATTCGTGATGTAACCGGATTAAATGAAGCACGTGATGGTAGTACACCAGATAAGAATGCTTTAGTAGGTTTACAAAAATTAGCCGCTGCAAATTCAAATACAGCAACAAGACATATATTACAAGCTGGATTGTATTTAACCTTAAAAACAGCTGAAGCAGTTGCTCTTAGAATTTCCGATGTTTTAGAATATTCAAACACTAGAAATAATTTTATACAAAGCATTGGAAAATATAATGTTGGCGTTTTAGATGATTTAAAAGAACTGCATTTGCATGACTTTGGTATATTCTTAGATTTAGCGCCTGATGAAGAAGAAAAACAATTGCTAGAAAATAATATTCAAGTAGCATTATCAAGAGAACAAATATTCTTAGAAGATGCTATTGATATTAGAAATATTAAAAACTTAAAACTAGCAAATGAGCTATTGAAACTTAGAAGAAAAAAGAAAGCTGCTCAAGATAGACAGATGCAAACCGAAAATATATCATTGCAATCTGAATCTAACGCAAAAGCTGCTCAAGCTGCTGCACAAGCTGATGTTCAAAAAGAACAAGCTATATCTCAATCTAAGATACAAATTAAAAGTGCAGAGCACGAACTTGAGATACAAAAACTACAACAAGAAGTTCTAGCTAAAAAAGAGCTTATGACATATGAGTTTGAGCTTAATAAGCAGCTTAAAGAACTAGATTTACAAGTGATTAACAATAAAGAAGAATATAAGGAAGATAGAAAAGATAAAAGAACTAAAATTCAAGCATCTCAACAATCTGAATTAATTGATCAAAGAAGAAATAATACCCCACCTAAAGACTTTGAATCATCTGGCTTTGATACATTAGGTGGATTTGGTCTAGAGCAATTTGAGCCTAGATAGCATATTTTTAAACTATTATATAAAATTTTATTATGGAAGACTACAAAGTTAATTTAGTCGAAGACGAGAACCCTAGTGCTGCAGAAAAAGAAGAAACAGTGTTAGAAAACGCAGGAGTTGATACAAAATCAGATAATACAACACATAAAGTTGATTTATCTAAACCACCTAAAACAGAAGAAAAAGATGCCGTTCAAGAGCAAAGCACAGATGAGGTTCCTGTTCGCAACGAATCCGAAGTTAGCGAAAAAGTGGAAGAAGAAGTACGGAGTGCCGAAGAGCCTACCGAACAAGAAGAAGAAACGGTCTTAGAATTAATAGAAGAAGAGACTGAAGAAAATATAGAAGAGCCTGTTAATGAAACTAAAGAACAGGAGCAGGTTGAAGAAACTAAAGAAAATAATATTGAACTACCTGAAAATATACAAAAGGTGGTTGAATTTATGCAAGAAACTGGCGGTAGTTTAGAAGACTACGTAAGGTTAAATGCAGATTATTCAAATGTAGATGATTCTGTATTATTAAAAGAGTACTACAAACAAACAAAATCTCATTTAAATAACGATGAGGTTGATTTTTTAATTGAAGATAATTTTTCTTTTGATGAGGAAGTTGATGATGACAGAGAAATCAGAAGAAAGAAATTAGCTTATAAAGAAGAAATTGTAAAAGCAAAAAACTTTCTTGAAGGTTTAAAAGGCAAATATTACGAAGAAGTCAAGTTGAGTTCTAAGTTAGCCCCAGAGCAAAGAGAAGCAATTGAATTTTACAATACTTACAAAGAAGAGCAGTCTAAGCTAACTGCTCAGCAACAAACACAAGCAAACAATTTTACTGAAAAAACTAATTCTTTTTTTAGCAATGAATTCAAAGGTTTTGATTTCAAAGTTGGAAATAACAAGTATAGATTTAAAGTAAATGACGTGACGCAAGTAAAAGAATCTCAAAGCGATATTGCTGGTTTTTTGGGTAGTTACCTAGATGACAAAGGCATGCTAACGGATCCTTCAACTTATCACAAAGCTTTATTTGCTGCCAAAAATTCTGACAAAATTGCTAATCACTTTTATGAGCAAGGAAAAGCAGATGCTATTAAGCAATTAGAAATGGAATCTAAAAATATTAGTATGAATCCAAGGAAAAGCGCTGATGGTTATGTGGACACCGGAGGATTAAAAGTAAGAGCAATTAGCGGAAATAACAGCTCAAAACTAAAAATTAAAATAAAAAAATAAAAAAAATTTAAAATGGCAAATGCAAGTTATACTGCAGGAAGCAACTTAATATTAAGTAATGCTACTCCTGTTAAACAAACAACTCCTGGTAGTTACATAGATTTTACTACTGCAGGAACTGCTGGGTGGGCACAACAATACCTACCTGAGCTTTACGAAGCTGAAATTGAGCGTTATGGTGATCGTTCACTTTCTGGATTTTTACAAATGGTTGGCGCTGAAATGCCTATGACTTCTGATCAAATTATTTGGTCTGAGCAAGGTCGTCTTCATGTTTCTTATGAAGGTGTTTCTTCAGCTGCTGATTCAGGAAGTGCTGGTTCACAAGTAAACGTAGTTACTATTCCAGTTGACGCTAACGGAAATAACCATGCAATTAGAGCTAATCAAACTGTTGTTGTATCTGACGGTACTACTGTTTTTAAAGCTTTAGTTTCTTCTACAACAGCTACCACTGTAACTCTTCAAAGCTATACTACTGATGGTTTTGGATTTAGTGGAGCAACTGATGTAGACCTTTTTGTTTACGGTTCTGAATTTAAGAAAGGACAAGCGTCAATGACTGGTGCTGTTGAGCCTGAATTTATTTCTCTAACTAATAAGCCTATTATCCTTAAAGATCATTATGAAATTTCTGGATCAGACGCTTCTCAAATTGGTTGGATTGAAGTAACTGGCGAAAGCGGACAATCAGGATACTTATGGTACATCAAATCTGAAGGTGATACTCGTCAGCGTTTTGAAGATTATTCAGAAATGGCGCTAGTTGAAGCTGAGAAAAAAGGAACAAATGGTGTTGTTGATGTAGACGGTACTGAAGGTTTATTTGCTGCTATCGAAGATCGTGGTCATCAATTTGATGGTTTCGTAGGAGGTACAGCTACTGAATCTTTACAAGACTTTGATCTTCTTCTTAAGA